ATCATCAATTCGGCAATCAACTGGATGTCGAGTTGATCTTCCTCAAGTGTCCAACGGGTTCGTTATTCGGTTGGAAAGGCGATAAAAACCCACAAGGAAAGCCTGCGTGGATTCATTTCGTCAACGCAGTAAACCTCATCTGGAACTACCCAGGAAGTCGAACACCGTTCATGTGGCATCCTTGGGCGATCAAGATGGCAAAAGCCGCATTTGAGAACAAGCGTCTAGCGATCTCGTCTGGTGGTTCTGGTGGCAAGACTGGTTTGTTCGCCGTTTACTGTCTCGTTTGGTGGTTGGCAAATCCATACAAGAACGTCGTTCTCGTCAACACCACAACCATCAAGGACTCGATGGGGCGTATTTGGGGCCAGATCACTCGTTACTTCAATGGCATGGCAGGAGCGCCCCCTGGAAAGCTAGTGGAGTCTTCGCACTGCATCAAGTCTATGGACTTAAATACAGGTGTTGTGATGGACGAGTACGGCATCCGTTTGTTTCCAGGTGAGCAAAGCAAAGCCGCTGAATCCTCACGCGCCATTCGAGGTCAGAAGCATGGCCCTGGCGGTAAGCTCATCGTTGTTCTGGATGAGTGCGCTGAACTTTCGCCATCCATCATCAATACGTTTGAGGAAAACTTGACCCAGAATCCGAATGTCCAGCTTATCGCGCTAGCCAACGCCAATTCGCCATTCGATACCTTTGGGCAGCTTTGTGAGCCTATTCCTGGAGGATGGGACAGCTACAACCCAGATTGGGACGAGTGGAAAGGGAAAGGCGCTCACGTCATCCGCATCAATAACGAAACTTCACCAAACATCATTGAGGGCAAGGTGATCTACCCGTTCTTGATGACTCGTGAGATGTTGGAAGAAAAGCGAGAAAAGCTAGGCCAGCATACGCGAGCTTACTGGCGAGGTGTTCTTGGTGCGTTCTTGCTTGATGGAGACGATGACAATATTTATTCGCCCGCTGAAATTATCAAGACGCCAAAGGATTGCGTGTGGCAGGGGATTCCAACGAAGGTGTGTGGCATCGACCTTTCCTATACCAGTGGTGGTGACAAAACGGTGATGACGATTGGCTCTATTGGCATCTGCACTGATGGTAAGAAGCGACTCAAGTTTGAGCGCCATATCCTTCTCAATGACGATGCCAGCAAACGCGACGTTGACCGCACTACGCAGCTTATTGACCAAATCAAAGACATCTGCAAGAAGGATGGAATCGACATCAAGGATGTGGCAATTGATGCGTCTGCCGGTGGTGGCAAAACCTTTGCTGATGCCATGTGGAGCAAGTGGGGCAACACTTTCTTGCGTGTGGACTTCGGTGGCAAGGCTTCGGATCGTCCTGTGTCTGCTGCGGATCGTGAGAAATCAAGCGTGAGGTATGCTAACAGGGTCTCGGAACTTTGGGGGTGTGGCAAAGAACTGATTCGTTGCGATCAGCTACGCAACATCACAAAGGAGATGGCTGACGAGATGACGGTTCGTAAGTACAAAGACAACAAGGCGCTTGATGGAGGGTCAAGAATTAAGGTTGAGTCCAAAGTCGATATGAAGCGCAGAACAGGTAAGTCGCCGGACGTTTATGATAGCGCCTGCGTTCTAATTGAGCTTTGCCGTGAGAAACACGGCCTCTCAAGTATTGACAAGCCTGGAAATCACACACCCGGCAAACCAAACCAATTGCAGAAGAGATTCAAGCAGTTGGCTGGCTTGTGGGCTGCTTAGCCGAACGTCTGATGCAGCGAACTTTTTCGCCAAGGCTCAGCCGTCGCTGATCTTTTTGTTCGCTGAATGAATCCGCATCGCAGCGTCTTCGTGGTGTCGCGGTGAGATTTCCGCACCGATGAAGGCACGGCCTGTTCGTTTTGCTGCCACTCCTACTGTCCCGCTTCCGGCGAATGGGTCGCAGACAGTTTCCCCTGGCGCGGAGTAGAGCCGGATGGCCTTTTCCGCCAGCGAGGACGGGAATGGGCATGGGTGATTCACTCGCTCCGGTTGGATGCACCACAGTCCGATTGTCTCTTTTGCCCACCGCTCCACAGTCCAGTCAGGCTTTGCCTTTGGTTGTCCGGGTTTCAGGAATACCAGCACCGGCTCATACGGGTTTCGGATGCTTGGCGTGTGCGGGTGGTTCATCGCGTAGCCGCCAGCGTGCGCGTTCTCCGCTGTCGTCCCCTTGGCCCACATGATTTCATCCCTGAACTCCCATCCAGCCGCCGTGATTGCTTCGCGGTATTTGTCGGGGCGGTATTTCTTTGGACGCTTCCCCCACCACAGCGGGACGTTCCATAGCGCATACGCTCCAGCGCGGCATTCGTCCCACGTCAGCGCGGCCACGTCACGAATCATGCTCCAGTATTCATCCTCCGGCACATCGTCCAGATACCCGTCATAGGGCTTCTTTGCGTTGTAGGGAGGCGAGGTTAGCACCATGTCCCAAGGGCCAGTTCCACGCAGCACTTCACGACAATCGCCAAGAATCAGCGAACAATCGGATGCAGAGAACCGCGCCATCGCGTCTGTTTCGATTTCGAGAGTTTTCATAGGCGCGGATCTCTGATCCGAAGCGTTCTGTGAAGTCCATGCGTCACAATCGGCGACAAGTTGATCTATCTCTGGACCCGTTGGCCAGTCAGACGGTGAGGCATCGGGCGCAACGTCAATCATGGCGCGGGCGCTAGTCACAAGCAGGGAAGCAGCCGTCAATCGACGCTCCAGCCTTTTTGCTAGCCTCTCCAGCATGATTGCCCGTTCAGCATCATAGTATTCCAGCACCTCGTCAGTCAGCGGCGTATCGCTCACATAACCAGCGGCAGGACTCAACCGCTTTTGAGTATTATCTATGTTCATTGGTGTCATTGGTCATTCTCATGGTGGATGGTTAGAAAATCCGTTTCATATTAATATCCAAAAGCCTCAAGCGTGTGCCTGAATGGATTGCCTCGATCAATTCTGTTTTGTTGTTCATTTTTTTAATCAAAATCCGTTCACCTTTGGCATCAACACAACCTCTATCGCTTCTTCTCCAATAAGCTGATCAAGAGTTACTTTATACATCCTTGCTATTTTTAATGCGGCATCCACAGTCAGTTCAAAGCAGTCTTTTTCTAGCTGAGAGCACCAACTGGAAGCACGTCCCATGTGCTCATTCACTGCCTGCTGACTCAAGCAGTTGATCTCTCGGAGGATGCGATAGCGTTGACCTTGCGTGGTTTTTACTTGTATTGGTTTCATATATGGTCATCAATCTTATCACGTTATTTAACGCGATGCAAATTATTTCGTTTTCACTACTTCAACTTTAACGAATGGAAGCATTAGGACACTAATAGTCTTATTCTTCCCAAGTGCGAACGAGTGCGTCACCGCCTTGAATACAGACTTCTTGAGCATCATGACGCCGTGATAGCGAAAGATTGAACCGTTGGTGAGTCGATAGTAGCGGATCATCATATTTTGCTTCCACCAAAAATGGCTTCAATGGTTTGCTTGGTTAGGATCATAACAGGATTGGCTTCAGTATCAGTTGGGAATCCTCTCTCAGGCACAACCCCTCCCACCTCCCCATGCACAAGGCAATGGTTAGGTATGGGAGGGCAACCCGGCAGTCTTGTTTTGATTCGCACCGCCAACTCTGATGATTACTCATTTTGAGCTAGACCCCCACGAAATCCCCCGTTTTGGCGCTACGGGGAGCACATGACGTTCTCACGGCCTGCATGTCGAGCGTTTCATTCCTCTCGGTTTGAGTAGCCTCTTTTGCTGAGTAGGCTAAAAATCAGAACATGAAAAAGCCCGAATACCGGGGTGCAGGCGGTAATTCGGGCTTTTGCTTCGGATTACCGTGGATTGCTCCAGTTGCACCCGAAGCCAGCTTTTTCAAGCTGTGATAACCATAATCTCACTTGCGCCATTCCGTCAAGCGGATATGGTAAAAAATATGCAAGACGTTTATCTTTATCGAAAAGACCGCCGCTGGCAGAAATTCTCCAAAATTGATGAGATTATTCTGACTGGAGTGCAAGCAGTTTACCAAGGTGTTACTGGTTCAAATTCATCGGATCAACTGACAATCGCCAGCAACAGGTTGTTTAACGGAGATGCGGTTTATTTCCAAGCGATCACTGGCGGTTCCGCTTTGGCAGTCAACGTCACCTATTACGTCATCAACAAGAGTGGAAACTTCTTCCAACTTGCATCCACAGTAGGAGGCTCTGCGCTAAACCTTGGCTCGGATATAACAGCGGGCACTCTTGTTCAAACGCAGCCAGAAATGAATATCTGGTCTAGCGAGTATCGTGATCTGTTTGATGTCGATACAGCTCTTTATTCGGCACCTGGAAGTTTGACAGTTACTCAGCCTGCGCCATTCTCAGGACAAGTTCTGACAATAAATTCGGTTAATTCTGAAAAATTACAATTCAAAGCCACCTTAATTCCCACTGAGCCACTTACTCAGCAGACTGTAAGTGGAACTTATAGTCAGAGTAGTAGTTCTAGAAGTTACGGCACGAACGTAAGCGTTGTTCCAACTGGTGTCACCTCAACCACTAGCGATGAAGTGTCGCACGCCAATCTTCGCCAATCTGTTCTTAAAAAGACTCATTGGAGATTCCGTCAGGCTAATAGCGCCACACCAACATATCTGTATGCCACATGGGCAGATGGCGATCAAATCTCCAATGAACCACCTGAAACGGTCTAATGGCTAGCAATTTCCAACTGTTGCCGACTCCGCACGAAGAGGAGTTTATGTTCTCTGTGCGAGTTCCACAGGATTACATCGGTCCTGAATTGGTGTTTCCAGATGGATCAACGCTAATTTCTGCTCAAAGCGCCTCACTTGTTGGTGCGCGTCCAACATCATTCAATCAGTGCGGGTGGACGGTTGGACGTGAGATGCTTTCAAAGTTTCCATCTTACGGCAATTACGTCTATCTCAAATCTGACAAGCCTGATGCGGACCATGTTACGTTGTTTTTTGGCAGGCCAAGAACTCCAGCACAGCGCAGGGTTCCGTTTAATTTCTACTACGACACAAGGCAATACACTTGGCCCTCTGTGCTTGAAGACCTGTTTGCAGCTAAGGCAGTTGGATTCCCGCAAGTTGTAAACAATGGAGCAAATACAGAGACGGCTGACAGACTTCTGCCAAGGTATCGCTACCGTCCTGGCGTCTCGTATAATAGCACCATCCTGGTTGAGCAATTCTTGTCTGATGTGGCTTATTCTGCTGGTGAATTGACGCACATTCAGCCTGTTCCAACAGATGTTGATGGTAATTACATTGGTTTGAGCATGAAATTTGAGCGATGCTTGCATCCAACCTGTGTGTTTCCAAAGGTTCAGCCAGAAACGCCAGTTTTAGGTGTCGGCGTATATCCAGCGCCCACAAATCGTAATTCTTTTACGCAGATTTTTCCAGCGACAAATTTCCTAGATTGGGCACCGTTCATCATTGAGGACCGCCAACAGAACACTAACGGTCTTTGGTTGAGGGAGCGGATCACGATCTATCCCCCACCACCTCCAGACGATGTGATCCAATGATTAATACTGGCAACGGAGAATTTGCATCTGAGAACGGCCCATTTGCTCAACGTAATTGGGTATGGGGAATGTCTGGAATTGGCTCGAATGTGAGCCGAGATGGCACCTCTACAGTGATTGCTAATCTGCCAAGATCGAATGTGCAGATGGAGAGCATTACTAACTCTGGACCACCATTTGATGCCGGATCAAATATCCAGCTATCTGGAGCTTTTTCTGGTGGGATCTTTACTGGTAGTGTTCTTTTTGTTGGCCCTGGAACTCCGCCACCGCCAACAACGACTACGCCTCCTCCAACTTCGACGACTTCAAGTACAACCTCTTCAACGACCAGTTCGACGACCAGTTCGACGACCAGTTCGACGACCAGTTCGACGACCAGTTCGACGACCAGTTCGACGACGAGTAGCACAACATCTTCGACGACAAGTTCTACGACTTCAAGCAGCACGACTTCAAGCTCGACCACAACTACTGCGCCACCGACGACGACGAGTTCGACTACAAGTAGTTCAACTTCAACGAGTTCCACCTCTACAAGTTCAACATCGACGACTCAGCCACCGTTGACGACGACGACAACGCCGCCGCCATGATAATTGTAGATCAACTTTGGCCTCACTATCTGAAGAGCCAAGACTACTCAAAGATGGCGGAATTTGGAATCACTATTTCCAAAACCGGCAGTGAAGTTAGAAATAATCCAGAAAATTTCGTGATTTCTTGGGGTGATTCGGTTCATCAAACCAGATGCGCGATGATTGAGACTGGTTTCTTTTGGGATGGAATTCACATCGACTCAATGGGGCTTTACGAGAAGGCGTCATTCAACTTCCCAATGGCTCGCGGAATTATTGAATCATACGATGCCAAGGTTTCTTTTTCTGAAATGCAGAAAAGAGGATTAACTATGTCCAAGTTTAGGCAGTCTCATGAGAAAGTCGAATGGGATGGTATTGTAATAGCCGCGCAACATCCTGGCGATAGAAGTATTTGGAAGGCTGGATCAACTGGGGATTATCACAAATTCTTGGATGAGGCTTGCTCATACTACAAGGGTAAAGCATTTATAAAACTTCATCCGGTGGTGATGGGTAATGCGTCTGAACTTGAAATAGTTCGAGGTATAGCAAATAAACACGGAAGCCAGTGCGGCCATGTGGATATTTCTATCGTTGATAAGGCTGAATTTGTCTTGGTTTATAACTCAACATTCGTTGTAGATGCCATTGCAGCAGGTAAGCATGTTGTGCAATATGCTCCAGGTTACTTTTGGCAGTCTGGAGTAACGCAATACACGGGGCGATTAATACCATCGCGAATTCAGGAATGCGACAAATCATACAAATCAAAATTTCTTGACTTCCTTGTGTGGAAATATTGCTTTCACAAGATGACAAACTTGGGTAAAATTGCTGATATTGTAAAGGTTTTCGCGTCATCAAAAGAACTTTTCCCATTGCCAGATGAACTTAGCTTTGCTTCATTTGTCCTTGGGAGGATATTAAATTGAATCAAAATCATCTTGGAGGACATTGCAATATAACCCATGTTGATTATGGGTCTTTAGCTTTGTTAAAGCAAAGATTAGACATTAAATCCGTCCTAGATATTGGTTGTGGTCCAGGCGGAATGAAAAAGGTGTGTGAGCTAATTGGTGTGTCATGGACTGGAGTTGACGGGGACCAATCCTGCTCAAATGAAAATGTGATAACTCACGACTTCACAAAAG